ATCCATCAAACCTTTTAACAATTCCAATCTTTGCTCTCTGGATGATTCCAGATAATCTTTGGGTATATACTTATTTCCCAATAAATTTAAATTTCTTAAATCGTTGTTTAACGATGCTCGATAACCGATTTTATCCCATTTACCGTCTATTTTTCCCAGATTGACAGAATAAATGTTTCTATTTTCTCTATATACTTCAGAATATTTATATCTTTCATATTGTGATAATATTTCTCTCAATTCATTAATATATTGATACCCAACTGTAATTCGAGAAGAATCTGTCGATCCATCTCCCAACCACATTCCCAATACATAAGGTGGGATTGTCAAATCCTTTTCTTCCTTCTCTACTCCATTTATACAAGACGGGATTCTGTAAAAAGGTTCTCCAGATTTTGTTTTAAAATTTTCAATTAATTCTTTAGTTGTTTTAATGCTTCCACTTGAAACAACTTTTAAATCCCTATCTCTTTTTGATTGGACAAACCAATTATGATCTTCATCAGCTACAATAACTTCACCATTATCAAATTCAACTTCGTAACACGGTCTATCATATCTAATGTTATGCGCCATGGCAATATTGCAAGGTTTACCATCTCTCCCATAGACCACATCACCATCTTTGAGTTCTCCCATTGTTGTCCAACCATTTGGTGTAGGTATTGGAGTATCAAGAGCCAATGCCTTAGAAGCTTGACGGGGGCTAAGAATTACGTTAAATCGATTATCAAAAACGCCTTTTAAAATTCTTTTTTGGAAATCATAAAGTTGGATATTAACCTTACCAACATCACTATCAGGATCGATTATATAAAAATAATTAGCTGCAAAATGAATAATATCATTCCTACACTTTTCAATTTCAACCACCATCTCTGGTGTATATTCAAACGCTGAATTTGCGCTGGGTAAATTAGTATTACCCATATAATTTTGTTTCTTTTTAGCAGCCATTGGTATTACTTAAAAATAATTGCCATAAACACTCCCATCACTACCTCCTGTAGATGGTGGGAATATCTCATTTCTCACAATATCGTCTGAATTTTCCGTATAAATCTTATTGGCACTCAAAGCACTAGACAATGCAGGGAACAATACTGAAGATATTTTACCAAAGTAAGAATTATCAGCAATTTGTTGATTGAATGCTTCTCTAGGTTCATTGGTAACGAAATTGTGTTCACTACGAACAGCTTTTAGTCTCCACACATAATGACCCATTGCAGGATTGAGTTCTGATTGATCCTCATCCATCGCTTCTGTCACTTCAAATATCTTAGCACTTCTACCATTAGGTCTATCACAACCAAATGGATAAACGATGATCTTATCCTGTGATTTGGGTTCCAATGGATGATTCTGAAAATAACTCAAGGATGCAAATTTTGTCTCAAAATCATCAATGTGTAGATACAGTGTTAGTGTATCAGGGGAATCCATACCAGCCAACGCATAAATCGGAGAACCGTTCTCCATCTGAATATATGCTTTGATTTCCATTGCACTCAACCAATACATCGTGGTGTGTTCACCGTAAATAGAGTTCATTTGATCTGGTTCAAAAGTATTGACCATGTAACCAATCGTCACACCGTAATTATTGATAAGTTCTCCAAATTGAGAATTGAAAATTGCTCTTTCTGCTTGGAAATTGGATGGATCAGCAAATCCACCACAATTAGGACGATATACACCAGCGAAAATGTTTTCAGGTGTTAAGCACGATAAAGGTATTGTAGGACATCCAGCCATTATTTTTTAATTTCTACGATTTTTCCACATTGTTGACCATGAAGATTGGTAAACATTTTTATCATTTGATCGGAATTCTTTCTTTTGATTTCCTTTCCATCTTCAAATTCGATGCCACCCAAAGATCCCAACTCTTTTAATAATTCATCACCAATTAAAATTTGTCCATTACTTCTGATCTTTTGATATGGTCCTTTAGTTGAAATATTTTTCCTATTAACCATGCGAGCAATATCACTACCACCTTTTTTGTTTCTAGGATTTACTAAACTCTGTTTGATATTTCCGAAAGCATCTTTGTGTCGGTATTCCAGTATGACACCGTTGTGTTTTTCAAAAAATTCCAGAAAAGATTCCATGTTATTATTTAAGAAAAAAAGGGAGAATCACCACGATTCTCCCTTCTTGAGTTTATTTTTTTCTAGAAATTATTAGCGGAAGTAGTCTTCCGATGTTCTCAAATCAGACACTTTGTTTTGTTTACCCATGTTTGGTTGTTTTGCGCCGTGTAGAGCATGACCGTAATCACCATCGTTACCAACTTTATCAGTAACTCCCGTTACTTTGGTTCCTTGATTTTTAGGTTGTGGGCGACCACCAACTTTGTTATTCTTGGATTGGAATTTGTGAGAACCATCTTTGGAGTTTTTAGCACCAATTGTCCCATCGTTACCAACTTTATCGGTAGGGAAGGTTTCTTCATCTTCTTCGTATTCCTCTTCGTCGTCATACATATCACCTTCTTCGTCCATTTCTTCGCCTTCCATATCGAAGTCTAGATCATCACCTTCGTCACCGAGGTCTTCTTCGCCTCCGAGAACGCCCATAAGAACGTCATGAAGTTTTTGAGCAGTAGCACGATCAAGAGTAAAGGTAACTTCATCACCCATATCTTCATCACCCATGTCATCACCCATGTCATCACCGAATTCATCATCAGTAGGAGCATCGGAAAGACCCAATGCAGCGTTTTCAGCGTCTTCGGAGAAATCGCTACCCATAACAGATTCAAACAATTTATCAAATGTAGATTTTTTCATCATAAAAGTATTTAGTCTTTCTCTTGCAATTTTTTTAGATTCTTTAACAATATTTTCTTCAGCTTCTTCTCTTTGCATATTTTTTTTCATATTTTTGAGAGTTTTCTCAAAAGAAGCTTTTTCTGTATCAGATAGATTAGGATTTTTTAATTTTTCTTCGATTTCAGAAATTCTACTATATTGTTCTTCGTTGTCTTCTTCATCACAACCACAATCATCATCATTCAATGCTTTATGGAAACCACCTTTTTCTGTCGGTCCCCCTTTTTGAATGTCCATTTTATCATTAAATGCATTTTTTGACATTTTAGGAATTTTTTTCGATTTGTTGATGTTTTCCTGAGCATTCTCATTCACAACGGTTTTAACACTTTTAAGCATTTCTCCGTAAACATCTCCTAGTGTTGTTTGTTTTTTTCTCATAAATTATGGTTGATATGGTTTATTGGTTACAGTTACAGTTCCAGCATTAACATCCATATCGAATGAATTAGTTGGATATTTCAATTCAACAGTGGAACCATCAAATTGTGCCAATTCTGAAATTAATTGTGTCAATTTAGCGTGGAAATGGAAAACTTTGAATACATCAACTCCCAATTCATCGATAATTTCTTGAGGAGTCAAGTTTTCATGATTCCACATGAGATCAATACCATCTCTTTGGGTTTTAACCAAATTATTAAAGCAATTTTTTGACAATTCTTTAATACGTCTGGTTGTATTTTCCAGTTTAATCTTCTTTGGCACTGGCACTCGTAATGGTATTGTATTGTCTCCTAATAATGACATGCTATTATTTAGCTAAATTTTTCCAAAATTCGTATCCATCTGTAATTTTACATAAATTTTCCCCTAAAATTTCAATTGCTTTAGGTTTTGATGGGATCACTGAGCTTTTAATTTTATGTAAATCAACATAATTATAAACACCATCATCTTCTATTGTTTGATTTATAATATTTTTAAAATCGTGATTACATCTAGGTATTTCGAGAAAATCCCAAATTACGTTCATAGTTCGTTCTGGTTCATTCGTAAGATAATCGTAATCAACCAATAAAAATCTATCACCCAATCCTCTTTGAAAGGCATCTTTTAAAATATTATATGCGACCCCAACTTCACCATTTAAACTAGCCCAATGCATCATTCGACCTTCAGTATTTATACATTGCGGCATCGGTCCTTGGGGTGGAAATTTATAAGAACCTTTTCTATAGAGAACTTCAAAAGAAGCCAATACTTCTTTTATATCACGCACAGGTGCAATAATTTTAACTTTTCTATTGGTTATGGTTTCCAACATCTCAATACCGCCTCCCCAACCTCTACACTTATCTAAAACAAATTCTTTATCAGTATCGTGATAATTCTGTAAAGTGCTTTTTAAAATTCTTTTTAAATTATCATCTTTTCCAGCATTTTTATCTGCTCTGTGTTCAATGATGTTATTCCAAGAAACTTTAATATCGTGTAATAATTGAAATAATCCTGATGTGGGAGTGCAAAAAACTTTCGGATTTTGTG